CTGGCGGTTCTGGCGGCGGCGGAGCTGGTGGAGCTTCTACTGCTTCCGGATCAGGCACATCTGGTCAAGGTAACTCTGGTGGTACAGGTCAAACTTCTGGCAACGGTAACTCTGGTGGTGGCGGCGGCGGAGCTGGTGCCGCTGGTGGAGTTCCTTATGGAGGTTCTGGTGGTGGTTATGATTTCGTTCACGGCGGAGATGGCGGAATTGGTTTAGCTAATGCAATTTCTGGTGGTTCTACAACTGGCGTGGGTCAACTTGTAAGTGGTAATTATTATCTTGCTGGCGGAGGCGGCGGTGGCGGAAACTCTAGTGCTGGCGTAGGCGGCTCAGGCGGCGGAGGTACTGGTGGAACTGAAACTCCAAATGTCGCAGCAACAAATGGAACGGCAAACACCGGCGGCGGTGGTGGTGGTGCAAGAACTTCCACTTACAATTCTGGCGGCGGTGGCTCTGGAATAATTGTAGTTCGTTATTTGAAATCGGCGGTGTAATTGTGAGCCATTTTGCAGAATTAAATCAACATAACAAAGTTATTCGTGTTTTGGTTGGCAACCCTGAATTATCAGATGCCGATGGTCTTATTGAGATTGCACAACTGTTGGGCGGTAAATGGCTGCAAACTTCCTACAACGCAAATATTCGTGGAAATTATGCTGGAATCGGATTTAGTTATTTCGAGGATAGAGACATTTTTATGCCACCCAAGTGTCACCCAGAAGCAGAATTGGATTCCTTACTTGCCAAGTGGAATTGCACCAACGAGGAGCACAATGTCAAATTCCCCAATTGATTTTGCCAAAAAAGAAGTAGGTTACGTCGAAGGCGTAGCCAACGCGAATAAATACAGCAAGGATTTAGGTCGTCCGGCCGAAAGCTGGTGTTGTGATTTTGTCGTTTGGTGCTACAAGCAGGCAGGATTATTAAGCCATGTTGAAAATACTGCTTCGGTAATCCAAATGCACAACTGGGCAAAAGCCAACGGTTTAATCGTGCAAACTTCTCAAGTCAAAGCCAACGATCTAGTGACTTTTGACTGGTCAGGCAAAGGCGTACCAGAACACATCGAGATTGCGGTCGGATGGAATGGAACTACCCATCTCATCGACACCGTGGGCGGCAATACAGGTAACGGAGGAAATCAAAGTAATGGCGATGGCGTGTACTTAAAGCACCGCGCTCCATCTTTGGTCTATTCCGTCATTCGTCCAAAGGGCAATTAAGGAAAATCATGCAAAAGCAACTTCTCTCAGCCTTGGCAACATATGGCCGCACAGCTGGCTCCGCAGTACTCGGAGCTTATTTGGCAGGACAGACACAGCCCAAGCTTCTCTTGTCTCTTGCAGCTTCATCAATCGCTGCTCCCCTATTTCGTGCGCTCAATCCTAACGATGCCTCTTTTGGCGTTAAGAAGTCCTCGTAACCGATGACCATCGCGGAATGGGTCGGAATCGTTGCGGCTGTATTTGCCATCGTAGGCGGCTTTGTGGCCTCTATTGGTTGGCTAGTCAAGCATTACCTCAGCGAACTTCGACCCAATTCCGGTAGTAGCCTAAATGACCGCGTTACCCGTATGGAAACGATGATGTACGAGATGTATCGGTTGCTTATTGAGAAACAGCATAACGCCGCACAGCATCAAGATTAGACGCCATTCGGTCAGGTAGCTGAGCCACAGCTGATAATTGCCTTGTGGCTGGCTGGTTCAAATAGTCCTTGTTAGCCTCGTAGAGATTCATGGCCTTGGCAACATGATCCATAAACATCTGCATATCTTTGCCTCTTATGGTTATTTCAAACATGGTATCCGAATTCCGGCCGTCGCCGGTGATTCCCGTATCCGAGACAATCAACAAATCGCCTTCATTGGCCACGCGGTCATCTTCTCCGTAATTGAATACTCGGAGCCGAGCGACGTTGCGCATCGTGTTTGTTACCTTAATTCGAGCCGATGGGTGCATTGGGGATAGCCCTTCAATCTAGGCTGCGCGGCGGCGTGTCGCTTGTGAGGTCATTGACACTCACGATTCTCCAACCTAACCTTCAGGTTGTCGAGAGGTTTCCAGCCAATACGACACACCACCGTCACAACGGGGGCTAACTACAAACCATAAAGTACAAGTAGAGACTTATCACCGATAACTCTGCTTCTCTACATTATGTCAAGTAAATCGCCCTTAGTTGTGACCCTAACAGATAAGGGCGCAACATGCAGTACTTCTATACCTACCTGAGTATCGGGTTATTTTCGCTGTTTTCTTTTGCCTTTGGCTATCAAGTCGGCCATAAGGACGGATACGAAGCCGGCAAACGCGCAGGAATGTTCCGCGCTCGCCAAGATTTGATGAACAAATGATGGCCAAGGCTCGCACAGGAATTTGGTGCGATTACTGCAAAGGCCGTTATGGCAAAAACCGCGATGGATCATGGAATGACAAAGCAAAGAAACAAGCTGCTGTCACCATTATTTCAGAGACCGCGAGAGCCAAAGGCAACGTTCGCTCGTATTGCTATGACTGCATAGCCGAAATATCCGCATGGACAGACAACACAAGCTGGCCGCTCACCGAGCAGCTGGCTTTTGCTCATTCGCTGGAAAACCCAACCTTGGAGGCTATGAATGTTTGATTTATCCAAGTATGAGACCGTCGATGAGCGACTTCACCGTTTGCGCGACCACTACCCTACCTGCCGCATCGTTACCCGTGAGGTGGAATGTAATTACGAAAAGGGCTGGGTTCGTTTTATTACCGAAATCTATGTGGACGTCAACGACGCATTTCCCATTGTTACGGGTCACGCAGATGGCTTTAGAAAAGACCGAGGCGTGGACAAGGATTTCTGGTACAACAATGCAGAAACATCGTCCATAGGCCGCGCTATAGCCAATTTTGCCATGTCCAAGGTCGGTGCACGTCCCAGCCGCGAGGAAATGGAATCAGTCGCCAGAGCGGAAAACGACAAAGCAGCCGTTCAGTCTGTTGTAGGCATCATGAACGACAACGATTGGGATTCGTTCGTGGGCAAGCCGAAGGACGAGGACAACGTTATTTCCTTGGCTGATGCTGTGGATCTCGTGCAATCAACCCTTGGCGGTTCGACTATCGAATCCACGCCAATGTGCGCTCATGGAGCCATGTTGCCTAAATCCGGCGTATCTAAGAAAACGAACAAACCGTACTCCGGCTTTGTCTGCATGAACTTCGGCGACCAATGTCCTCCAATTTGGAGCAAATGATGGGTTACGTCGAAATTGTCAAAGGCGTTGATGTTACGCGCCTGGAAAATGACAACGTAGTCCGGTTCAAGCTGGAGTTTTGTGATTTCTGTGAGAGCTTCAAAAACCCTATCGATGGTGGGAAAACCTACTATCAGAAAGGAGAAGCAGTCCTATGGATATGCCACAGCTGCCAAGAATCCGCGTCCGGCTTACGCTAGACGAGGAGCAAACTGCTCACCGCATTGGGTTTGAACGTGCCACAGCTATTCGAGGCACAGCCAGCCATTCCAGCCGTTATGACCGTGGATTGAACTATCACGAATACATCGCACAGCTAGCCGAATCAGTAGGTTCAGAAATGTCGGTGGCCAAATATTTCAACATCACCGACTTTCAGCCAACCGTCAACACCTTCAAAACCCAAGCAGACGTCGGCTCTCGATTGGAAATCAAACACACCAAATGGCTTGATGGTCATTTAGTCGTTCACCATTCAGATCGGATTGATGACATAGCCGTATTGGTCGTTGGCCGCTCCCCTGAATATTGGCTGGCTGGCTGGATTCCTGTGGTCGATGCCAAGCACAAACGTTTCTACGTTGAATCCGAAAAAAACTGGTGGATTAGCCAGCGCGATTTACGTCCTATGACCGACTTTCTAAGGAGCAAATATGGCCGGATTGCGCTTTAGATGCCGAATCTGCAAAGCCGTGATGGAACACGAAACCATCGAGGAATTTGAAATTAGTCCCGAATTCATAGTCGTTGAGTGCTGCGGTTGTGGCGTCAAAGGCGTGGAATCACTACTGAACGAGGTGAAAATCAAATGAAAAGAATTACGATCCGTGAAGCATTATTAGACACAATACTCAAATCACAACCATGCCCAGATTCATCCGGTGCGCCATACGGCTGCCCTAGATGCCTTACTGAGCAGCTCTACAACACCCTTATGGAGCTTGCCCGTGGGCTGGATAACGACCTCGACACGCGGAAGGGGTTGTAATGCTGGAAATGTCCTTGACACCCTTGCTAGGCTCCGCTGCGTCGAGCCGCGCCGCGAATAGCTCGTCGCGAGCCTTGGCCACCGCTGTATTAATAGCAGGGCTATTCATCACTACGGCTCAAACAGATATATCACAAGCATCAATAACTACCAGTCAGCAAATTAATAATTACAAGTTATATGCTCATAACAAGATATTCGATTACAACCAATTCCAATGCTATGTACAGCTCATAGATCGTGAATCACATTGGAATCCACACGTTGCACCAGACCATGGTCATTACGGCATGGTTCAAGGTGGCAGTACATACCTCACACATGTAGACGCATACCAACAGATTGATTGGTCGATTGCATACATCACACATAGATATAAGACAGAGTGCACAGCACTTCAACACAGCAAAAGAAAGGGTTGGTACTAATGTCTAAGATTCCATCGCCTCATGCAGACTTAGGTACTGCTCAATGGAAAAAGCAACGCATTAGGGTGCTTGAACGTGATGCATATGAGTGTGCTTACTGCGGTGAGCCAGCCAATCAGGTTGACCACGTTATCCCAAGAGCCAAAGGTGGAACTCATGACCTTGATAATCTGGTTGCATGTTGCCGCAGATGTAACGGGTTGAAGGGATCTAAGAGCGTTTTTTTGGGGTCAAGTTCTACAGATCGGAAGAGCACA